ATTTATGAAGATAAAAAAGTTCCATTAGATTTCATAATGGAAGATATGGAACTAGAAGAAGAAAAAAAAGACCCACCAATTGGTAAACCAAAACGTGGTGGAGCTAAAAAGTTTTATGTTTATGTAAGAGATAAAGGTAAAATTAAAAAAGTATCATTTGGTGATACTTCAGGCTTATCAGCTAAAATAAATAATTCAAAAGCAAGAGCTGCTTTTTCTAAAAGACATGATTGTCCTAACAAAAAAGATAGAACTAAAGCATCTTATTGGTCTTGCCGTTTGCCTCGCTATGCTAAATTATTAGGATTAAAGTCAAACTTTTCAGGATTTTGGTAATGGAAGATAAATTAAAAAAACTTATTAAAGAAGTACTTGCTGAAAAGAAAGTAAAACGAGACAGATGTCTTCGCATTGCTGACCGTAAGTTTGATAAACCATCTGCCTACAAATCAGGGGCTGTGGTGAGATGCCGCGCTGGAAAAATTTGGAAAGACATTAAAGAAGAAGAACTAAATGAAGATGAAAGTCTTCATAAATGGTTTAAACGTCAAGGTCCTAAAGGTAAAGAAGGTGGTTGGGTAGATTGTAATGCACCTGATGGTAAAGGAGGATATAAAGCTTGTGGTAGAAAAGAAGGCGAAAGTCGTTCTAAATATCCTGCTTGTAGACCTACTCCTGCTGGGTGTAAGAAAAAAGGTAAAGGTAAAACTTGGGGTAAGACAAAATGATTAAATTTCAAGATATATTAAACGAAGCAAAAAAAGTTAAAGAAACTTTTGAAGAGTTTGCTAAAACTAGAGGTGAAGGTGCTGCTAAAATAGCAGATACTGCTCAATCAAAAGGTGGTTTAGCTATGTTAACTTATAATCATTTTAAAGTTAAAGCTCCTTACTATGATAAAGCATCAAAAGGTAAATTTGATGAAAAAAAAGCTAAACAAGAATTTAATCAAACTTTAGGAAAAATATCTCTTAATATGTCTCCTGTAGATTTTCAAAGAGAAGTTGGTCGTTTAGAGGTTTTAGGTGAACTTTTAATTAGAAATAAAAAATGATCAATTTATTAGATATACTAAGTGAGGCAGAGGTAGCCAAATGCCCTGCACCAACTCAAAATATTGAATTAAACCTTCAGAACAGACAGAAGGCAATTAATGAGTATGGATATGGTCCATTAAATCCTAATCAACCAAATAATAAATTCTGGCAGGCTAAAGCAGATATGTGGAAGCTTGATTCTGTAAAAGAAGCTAAAACATCTCGTTGTGGTAATTGTGCTGCTTTTGATGTTACAACTAAAACATTAGATTGTATAGCTAAAGGGATTGGTGATGATGAAGGTACTGAAGATCCATTTGATGTTATTGAAGCAGGTCAATTAGGATATTGTAGGTTTTTAAAATTTAAATGTGCTGCGGCTCGAACTTGTGATGCTTGGGTTGTAGGTGGTCCTATCACAGATGACAAAGCCGTATAAAGATTTAGAGGTTACAAACGAATACATTATTAGGGAATTTGATGAAAACATTGACCCTATAGAGCTAATGTGGCATCGTGATGATGAAGACAGAACAATTGAAATTATTGAACCAGGTAAAGGATGGAAATTCCAGTTTGAAAATGAATTACCTTGGGATTTGGAACCTAACCTTTTGATATGTATATTAAGACATGAGTGGCACCGAGTTATAAAAGGCGAAGGAAAACTTGTAATTAAAATAAATAAAGACTAATATGCCTCAAGGAACAGTTTACGTCCACATGATTGGTGTTAATGTGCTTCAAACAGCATCATTAGACCTTATATTTGATGCGGCTATTTCAAATGGTGCTTTTGCTTGGAATTATGGTTATTTAGGTTGTCCGTCACCTGGATCAACACCTCAATCATATTTTACCTTTAATACAGGAAGTAGAAATACTACATCTTTAAGAAATTTTCAGATGTATACTCCATACCCTACAAATACAACTAGAGGTAAACTATATTGGCTCAGTTCAGATCAATTATCTGTAGCTAGTTTAGGTACTATTTCTAGCTCATTTGTTTCTGTAGCTACACCTGCACCTGATTACTATTATGTAGTTACTCCTTCTTTAGAAGATCCAACATTACAAACAAGTAATCATATTGTTCAATACTCTTTTACAGATGAAAATGACTTGTATCAAAATGGTTGGAAAGTACTAGATGGTAAATCAGGATCAGCAGATCCATTAATATCTCCTGGTGTTTGGAATCAATTAATAAATGCTCCAGTTTGGACTAATCCATCCCCAGCCGGTTTTGGATTATCATTAGTTACCCCTGGAGATAAAGCTAAAATTGTAGCCTCTATTTTATCCTATAGTTCAGCTAGCGCTGATTTACAGACATTTTATAGTGTAGCACCTTCTGATATAGTTAAAGGGGCTTTAGTAATTGGTGGTGAAAACACACCTTTTGATAATTCAAATAATAAAGGATTTGTTCCTATTGTAGGAGTACCTCCTTTTAATATCCCTTAACCAGGATATAATATTATAGACTGATTCATAGCCAGTCGCTCGCAAGAGTCTAATATATGGCAGCTGTGGCGCCCCTAAAAAGGTGCCATTTTTAATTTGGCTTTTAGTGTAAAGTATGATATATTAACAAATGAACATGAATAAGAAAATTGTAATTGTAGGAGCAGGTGTAGCAGGTGTTAATGCCGCTACTAAATTAGTTGACAATGGTTATCCAGGCAAAAACATTACTATCATTGACATGGGTAATGATCCTTACAACCGAAAACCAGAAGAAGTAATGACAGGTTTTCTAGGTGCTGGAGGTTGGTCTGATGGTAAATTGACTTACCATACAGCAATTGGAGGTCAACTTTCAAAGTATGTTGGTGAAAAGAAAGCAATGGAATTAATGGATGAAGTTATTAATAACTTTAAACGTTTTCACCCTAAACCTGAAGAAGTACAATGTTCAAATCCAGTAGAAGAACCAGACTTTATTAAACCCTATTTTGGTCTTCGTTTATTTCCAGTATGGCATGTTGGTACTGATTATCTTCATGAAATTGGTAAGAATTGGTATGATTATTTAATGTCTAAAGGCGTTAAGTTTGTTTGGAATGAACGTGTGTTTAAAGTTGACTTTGAAACTAATTTAGTCTATGTAACTGTTAAAGGCAAAGAAGGACAATACGCTATTGAATATAATGAATTGATTTTTGGAGTAGGTAAATCAGGTATTGACTTTGCTCAAAGTATTCAAGACGAATATCAACTAGAAACTGAACCTAAATCAGTACAAATTGGAGTTCGATTTGAAGCACCACAAAAACATTTTCAGAAACTAATCGACATTAGTTATGATTTTAAATTGTATCGTAAGTTTGAAGATAAAGGTGTTTCATTACGTTCATTCTGTACAAATAATAATGCTGCTTATGTTGCTGTAGAAGACACTTACGGTAATCATTCCTATAATGGTCATGCTAAAAAAGATGAACGTTATAGAAACAATATGACTAACTTTGGTATTATTATGGAAATTAATAACATTGGAGATCCATTCGCTTGGTCACGTAAAGTAGTAAATGAATTACAATATGCAGGAACAGGTTTATATTATAGTCCATCTCGTAAACCATCAACAACATCAGAGGGTGAAAGGGTCAGTTCAGTTCAAATTGATACTTTAGATATTGTAAGACAGGGAATGGGTGAGTATTGGGATTATATTGAAGACTTTATTGAAGATATGAAAAAAGTATTTCCAACATTACAAGATGATTGGGGTGTTTATGTTCCTGAAGTAAAATATCTTTCACCTGAACCGCTTGTTTATCATAGTGATTTAGCTTTAGTTGAATACCAGAATGTTCACTTTGTAGGAGATGCTTTATCAGCTCGTGGTATTACAGTATCAGGTGCTCAAGGTATTTTAGCTGTATCTAAATTAATTAATAAAGGATGCGAATGGGATAATTTGCATGGTGATATTATTAGCTGGAAATAATGTTTGGCTTTTTATAAAAAATATGTTATATTAATAGTATGAGTGATAAAAATAAATTTCAACCAAGTAAAAAATTAGTAAAAGCTGATGGTACTATTGCTTGGGTTTGGGAAGGGAAATTGCACAATATGGAAGAAGCAGCTTTAATCCATCCAAATGGTAAAAAAGAATATCATATTCATGGTATTCAATATAGTCATGATGATTGGAAAGAAAGAAGACGCAATCGTGAAGGTTTACCTTGGTACAAAACAGCAATGGGTCAGGCAGGTCAAAATAGAAACTAATATGAAGATAGGATTGTGTGGAACAATGAGTGTAGGTAAAACTACATTGGTAAATGCTTTGAAAGAATTACCTGAATTTGCAGATTATAATTTTGCTACTGAACGTTCTAAGTATTTGCGTGATTTAGGTATCCCATTGAATACTGATTCAACATTAAAAGGTCAATTTGTATTTTTAGCTGAACGTTGTGCTGAGTTAATGCATGATAATATCATTACAGATCGTACTGTAATTGATGTTATGGCGTTTACTAAAGCAGCTAAATCAATTGATTATTATGAGGCTGAAGCGTTTTGTGATGCTGCTTATAAATTAGTTGAAGAATATGATTATATTTTTTATGTATCTCCTGTTGGTGTTGAAATGGAAGATAATGGAGTTAGAACTACTGATTTGAAATATAGAGAAACTATTGACAGTATTATTCATTTGATTTTATATAGAAGTAGTCATAAAATTAAAAAACTAGTTGAACTTTCAGGTACTACTGAAGAACGTATTGCAAAAATTAAAGAAACAATCTTTGGTTGATATTTATTATCATGAAATTGTCTGAATTAAAGAAGCAAATTAAAGATAACATATACGAACTTTTATCTGAAGATACTAAACCAACATCTGATGTAATTAAAAAAACATATAATGAAATGTTTGGTAAAAATCCATCTACTACCTTTAATGATGTAGCTAAAAAATTAGGAACAGATGAGCAAACAATAGCTGCTGTTTTATTTGGTCTTCCTGTATTTGAATCAGATGATGAAGATAGAGAGCCTACTAAAGATGAACTTGAAAAAGAAAAAGTAAAAGGTGCTCCTTCTAAATTTAAAGTATCAAATGATCAATTTGAAGATTTTAAAGACAGATTAAAAACTTTAGTTAAAAAAATTAAAGACATGGAAAAAGGAGAAGCCAAAGATAAAAAAATGGCTGCCTTAAAACAGTTTATTAAGAAACCAGAATTAGTTAAAGCGTTTAAAGAAAGAGACGTTGAAATTAATACTGGTGGTTTAGTGGGATAATATGAAAAAATTTCTTTTGCAATTGGTTTTAGTTTGTTTATTAGGTGTAATAATCTATGGGTTATTTACTTATAAACAAGGTTATTCCTCAGACAAAGACAAACAATACCAAAAAACTATAGATTCTTTAGCACTTGAAATTAGTAAAAAAGACACAATTATTTCATCTTTAGATTCTACTAGGAAAATTTTAGACTCATTAATTGAAATAGACAAAGCTAAATTAGCGGGTATTGCTAAAAAAGCTCAACAATACAAAGACCAATATGAAAAAGAACGCGATCGCCTTAATAGTATGTCTGATGATGATATCATCAGCCAGTTCACAACAGCGTTTAAGTGATTCAACGGTAATA